CAATAGCCGGTCTCAAGGAGCGGAAGGGGCAAAGAGGCCTCATAGTCGTTATTGGAATTTAAATCTACGCCGCTGCGAAAGACAAGCGCCTCCGACCCAGCGGACGCTTTTGCGTTTAGCTCATTGATCGCCCCGACAATCGATTGCGCCCGCGTGGCCAGCGCGCTCTCTCCCGCCTCCGTAACATCCACAGAACCATGCTCAGATTCCAGCGTCAAACCACCTTCGCCAACCACTTTTTTAATGACTGCGATCCCATCTTTCACCAAAAACTTCGAGACGTTCCCCGCGTGGTCTTTCCCTCCCCACATTCGCGCGCCGGTGTCCGCATCCTCCGCGACTTCACACGCAATCTGTCCGGGCAACACGCTGGCCACCGGGCCTTCGATCTGTAGGATTGTTTTTTTGTCTGTCATACTGGCCTCCATACCAGCACGCAATGCGCGCGTTTATAGTTTTCTGCATCCGCTACCAGCATCGCCAGCGTAGCACCCGGCGTTGCGCTCGGTACCTCGATAATGAGCACCGCTGCTTGATTCACATATCCCATGCGCGGCTGTGTTTCGCCCATGCGCGCTGCACCCATTCTGCGCGGTGTCTGCTCCACAGCGCCCTGTAACACGGTGCACGCTACCCCGTACTGCGCGCACAGGTTCTCCCAAAATTGCACAGTCGCCACAGAGCCGAACGTGTACTTTTTAACATGCGCTTTCGCGCATCTCTCATCTAGCGTCGCGTTCGCGTGCGGCACAATTCCGAGCTGCGCTTCGTGCGCACTCAGCAGCTCCCCAGCAAGCCCCGGCAAGCGCTCGTTTTGTAAATCGACACTGCGCGTGTCGAGCCGCCACAGCTCACGTGCGATTGCCCATACCAGCGCTTCAAGCACCCCGCCTTGCACACCTTCAACCACAGGCGCGTCAACGTCGTTTTGGATCACCTCGCCTTGGCCGGGCGTGTTCTGCCACACGTCGCCTTGGCCCGGCGTGTTCTGTAGCATGCCGCCTGTTGCGGCCTTGTAGCGCTCTTCAAGCGTCCACGCTTGCCCACGCGGAAAGAGGCTCCACACCATCTGCTGATAATCAGCGACGGTGCGCACCTGTTGCAATCGCAGCCACTCAAACATACGTCACAGCGCCTTTCGAAACCACATCTGTGCCCGTCGGCGTCACGTCTCCTGTAGCGTGTGGACCGCCTTTGTACGTGATGTGGTCGATCTCAAAATCATCCAGCCCTACGCTCGCTAGCGCTGCGTACACAGCGGATATTTTAAACACAGTCAACGGGCCGCCGCTGGCCAGGTGTGCGGCCTGCAGCGCTGCGCTCACGGCGTCTTTAGCAGCCTGTGTGCTCGGCTGTATGCGCAGCCAGTAGTCAACCGGCGCGGCTGTGACAGACGCAAACGTGTATTGCGCATCGGCTGGTTTTACAGTGTCCAAATGCGCCTCGATCTGCGTGGTGTTCGCAATGGGTGTGAGCTGCGGCCCCGCACCCAACACCAGCACCTGCCCGCTGCCCACAGCAAGCCCAGTCAGCGGGCTGGTGTCCGTCGCGCCCCAGGCCCAGGCCTTTGCACAGCCCGGCGCCTCGGTAGCCCACCGCGCCCAGTCTGTCTTCGTGCCGCTTGCCGGCGGGTTCGCAAGACGGAACGCCAGACGCGCCCGCGCATCTTCAACACTCTCTTTGTCCGCGCCGTCAATGATCGCCACCGTCAAAGGCGCCTCAACATGCAGCCCTGCAAGAGGCGTCTCCCACACCAGCTCGGTGTCGGACGTGTTGCCTATGCTGCCAGGCTCCACCGCCTGCACGCCAACTGTCGGATAAGGCCACACTGTGGTCACAGGTGCAGTGGTCGCGTAGCGCACGCCTCGCGAATCCGTGAGCACAGCGCCTTCGGGCACCGTCACGCCTGGCTGTCCCCACACTTGCACCTCACCTGTGGCGTAAGTGTCCGCGTGTCGCGGGATGCCGTACGCCTGCATTTCGCGCTCTAGCGTCGCTTCGCCCATCGACCAGGTGAAGAGCTGTTTGGATGTCCAATCCAAAAAACCGTACATCAAAAACACAGCGCCGGCGATCACGATGGCCAGGATGTTGAGAAACGAAAAACGCGGTAGCGGTGCACCGCCGGTCAGCCTGCCTTCGAGGTCCGCTTTGATGCGCGTGTGGATGTCTTCTAGCGTCGGTCTGTTGAATTCATTCATAGAGCACCCCAATCTTTTGTGCTTCCCAATTGCGGTAAAAGCGATACGTCACCGAATCAGAAGGGCGTTGAATTTTGACGTTCCAATATAGTGTGTGTCGATCTCGCCAGGCCTCTACATCCACGCTTTTTGTTTGGCCGTCATCAATCATGAATTGCAGCGCCTCTTTGACGTACTGTGTCCACAGGGCAACCGTTTCATCACCCAGCTTCGCGCGGCCGAGCGTCCACAGTTTGGAACCGATGCGGGATGTTAACAGCGCGTCGCCCCACCACCCGCGTGTGTCGGCGTAAATCGATGGTCCCGCTTCGGGGTTGTGGCCGTCGGTAAGCAGGGCAATGATCACCTGTGTTCAGAAGCCCTCTTCGCGCGCCAGGTCGCTGCCTTCCATGCGCAGATCAAACGCACTGCGATCTTCGTTCAGCCAATAGTGCAGGTCACCGTGTCTCATAACGGACCTTTCAGTTTCACTGTGGGCACCTTGGTTTTTGTGATGTCGGCTGTACTGGGCATTGCGGGTGTCACAGGCGCTGCGGTGAGCAAAGGCTTTTGCGGATCGGGATTCAAGAGTAAGTGTTCATGCAGATTAAACGCTGTAACCAGCGCGTTAAATTTTGCGTTGAGCTCGTTAAATTCCGCCGCCAATTTTGCATACGCCACAGCGTGATCGGTGTCCCCGTTGAGCTCAAGTTCGCCCGCGCTGTTGCACTTCGCGTAAGCGCCAGCATCACCCCACAACACCACCTCGCCTTCGGCCAAGTTGCGTGGGCGCTTCGAGCTCCCGGCCGCTTGCACCACTACCACGTCTTCGAGGTTTCCCTGCAGTGCCAGCACCAGGCATTCACCACCGGTTTTGGGGCGTGCGCTCAGGCCGTAGGGCTGCACATTCTCCGCGTCTTCGAGCGTAGAGTCTGCGAGCCCCTGCACACGCAAAAGCTGCATCGGTTGTGAGTCGTTTGTGCTCTCAATTATGCCGCGTGTAACAAGCAGTTGTACGCGCTTTCCGAGCGCTCGATTTACCATAGCTCGATTGCCTCCATTGGGTTTTGCGCGAACGTCGCAGCGTCTCGCAACGTCAACTCTGTGCGTCGGCCCTCGCTGCTGTCGAGGCTCATTTTTACGCCGGCAACAATCAGTTGTGTGTCAATACCGAGCGACGGTATACGCAGCGTCACGCGCTCATTAAGCGCCCACGGTTTTACCGCGTAACCTTTCGCGTTGCGCTGATACCAGCCCGCCAGCGTCACCTCGAACGCCATGGAGCGGCCTGCACGCACCTGTGCTTCCCATTGCACGCGCTGTCGCAATCGCGCACGGTCAGCACGGGTTTCAGCCATAAACAAAAATGGCCTGTAACGCCCCACCGCAGTGTCGCGCGCTGTTGCCGCTATCGCTGTTTGATCGCCAGTCCAAGACACGCCGCGCCCTCCTTGCTGCCCTTTGCAATAATACTGCGAATGGCGCGCGCTGTCATCTCGCGTGACTTTCCATGCGAGGATGTTTTTACCCACCTCTAGCACCTCGACTGCCTCTGGCGAATCTTTGCCCGTGTGCCCGATCCAAAGGCGCCCGTCGCTGGTGGATTGTGGTAACACGCCCGCGCTGGCACACAGCCTTGAGATGGCGTCAAACGCACTCTCGCCTTGTTGCAAAGCGAAACGGTCCACTGTCGTTTTTGCCGCTGTCTCATCTGCGAAAGTCACGCCCACACCGAACGGTTTGCACACGGCCTCCACGATGGTTTGCAGCGTGGCTCTGAACCACGTGCCGCTTTTGTGAATCACACTGCAGTCCACCAGGTCGCCGCACACACAGCGCCCTTTGATCTCAAACACGTTTTCGTTCGCGCTGCCGCCGTCGGTGGTGCCGTCAACGTAGCCTTTGAGCAAGGTGTTGACGATGCCTGTCGCGTCGTTAACGATCTGCACTTCACACGGCATGCCCGGTGCGGTTGTAATTTCTGCGGTGTCCGCACCGCGCACGATGTCCACGGAAAACTCACGTGCGAGCGCGTCCATAGAGCAGTTGATCTGCACTTTGCGCCAGCCTGTGATCAACTGCCCGTTGCATTTCAAACGCACGCGCTCCGTCATGGTACACGTACCTTCACCGTGTCGAATGCATTGATGATGCCTGGGTGCGCAAGAGCGTTGCGTGCGACCAGGTCGCCGTACAACGCAAGCTCTCCGTACAGCGTGTTGCACAATTCGAGCGCGTTGGTGCGCTTCGTCGGGCGGTAGTGCAGCACCGAACCGAACAACAGCACACGCTCTTCTTGATCGTTTCGCACCGCTGCTTTGAGATTGCGCAGCGCCAAAAACACGGTGTCATCAATCGCCGCCTCTTCAAGCAGCTCGTTCACAATGGCGAGCCACTGCGCTTCATACGCCAGCGCCTCTTCTTCGCTATCGAAGTCAACCCCCATGAGAGCGCGCGCCGATGCTGCGGTACCGGCGTAAGCGAGCGTGCGCTGTGACATCGCGGCGCCTCCGTCCGCTGGCTGGTCTTCTTTGGCGATCTGTGTATTGATCCTATCGCGGTGAAACGCTGCGAGCTGCAGCGTCTCACGGAACGCGGCGCGCGAATCTTGGCTGAAAATGTCCCATTCTGCGAGTGCATAAAAATCCTGCACAATCGATTTCGCCGTAAACGCCGCCGCAATGATCTTGCCTTGCATGTTTGATAACGCGCGCTTGAATTCCGCTTGTGTGTTTGTGATCTTTTTGACGTCTTGCAGCTTGCGCACACCCGCATTCAACACCGTGTTTAGGTCATGCACAGCGAACACCAGGCGCTTCCACAGTGGTTCTTTCGATTGCATCCACGCAATGTTTGCGACCTCTAACGCATCGGCTGCGGTGCCCACCAGCGCTTTGGTATCTGGCCTTACACGTGTGGCTGTAATAGTCGCCAGCGTGCACGCAATGTCGAAGCGCGCCATGCGTCCGCGCTGTGTCTGCTCAGATATTTTAAACTCGGTGATGTGCACGCGCATTGTGCCGCGATACGGGTGTGTGAGCACACCGCTCCCTGGCTGTGCGAGAGCTGTACGAAGCGCGTTTCGCTTCGAAAAATAATCGTCACCAAGAACGTAAGCCGCGAACGAAAACGACGCGGGCAGCGGCCCAAGATCGGTACTGTGAATTGCCTCGGATTCGGGGAACCGATCTGTCACCACGTTGCGGCCGCCCGTTTCGTCGGCTGTCTCCACATGGAAGGACACACCGCGAAAAGCGCCGGGCAAATAGTTTCGTTTCCAACTCATAGCGCACCTGTCAGAAGCGGGCCGGTGTTGCTGCTCATCTGCACCGGGGCTGCGCCTTTTTGCGTCACGGTTGTGCCCTCAGGAAGGTTCGAAAAATCGATCTGCACACGCGTCTGTTGCTCTGTGTTCAACGTCGTTTGCTGGCCCTGCATCCACGGCGCCACGTACCCAGGATCAATGTTTGCCGGACTGATTTCGAGCGTGCGATTTTCAAGGTAATTCACCAGATCATCTACACCCTCGATGGACACACCCGTCAACTTTGAGATGATCTTGCCGCCCACGCCGCCGAACATTTTGAGCAGCCTTGTTATCTTATCCCAGGCCTTCGTGGCGATTTCCCACACGGATTTTAGACCGTCCCGAATCGCGCTCAAAAAAGGCACTTCGTTTATTTTTTTCTCTAGCCACACGCTCATGAAACCCCACATCGCTTTGAAAATTTTATGTGCGTTTTCAACAACCGTTGCGACCACGCGGAAAATTTTGATCACGTTGCCGAAGCTCCAGATCACGTATTTGATGGGCAGCGCTAAAAACGAACCCTGCAATTTCGCAAACGTCGCTAAGAGCGGCGCTAGATCAGACACCAAGTTTCGCGCGGATGTGCCGCTGGTGTCCATGCCTTCTGTGGCGCCCGCAACAGTCGCGACAAATTGATCTTTGAGTGTCGCACCGATGCCGCGCAACGCATCCCAGACAGGCTCCAACTCTTCGCGAAAATAAATGGCCGCTGCAGCCACAGAAGCGAATGCCGCAACGGCAATGCCCACGGGGCTTGTGAGCGCTGTGAGCGCTGTGGCAATGCCGCCGCTACCAGACAGTAGCGTGGCCAGCTTTGCACCGATGCCCCACACCTTCGACATCGCGGTGAACGCCGGGCCAATCGCAGCGGCTGCGGCGATAAATTTACCCCAGCGTGCAATCGTTTGATCGTCCATCGCGCGAAGGCGGTCAATGAGCGGTGACAGCTTGTCGAGAATTTTTCCAAACAACGGCAGCAACCGCTCTCCAAGCTGCTGCCCCAAAACCTTCACGCGCTGTTTCAACTGGTTGAATTGAAACCCTGCTTTGTTCAGGCCTTCTGTCTGTTCGCGAATGGCCTCATCCACAGAACCACTTGCATTTTTGAGCTGTTCCACGGTGTCGTTGTACACCTCAAAATTATCGGTGAGTAGCGGCATCAACTGATTCATAGCTTTGGCGCTTCCGAACATTTTGCCGATCACCGGGATGGAGCCTTTGGTTTCTTCACGAAGCAGGTTCATTGTCTCCACGAACCCTAGTGTCTGCAGCATCGATGTTGCGGATTCGTGCCCGTACTTTTTAGACACCGCCGTGAGCTCTTTTGTCGGCTTCACAAAGCTGTTGAGAAT